TGTATTTTCCAATCACGGAGATTGATATCGAGCTCTACACGGACAAGAAGGATCCGGAAATAGAAAAGAAACTGGAAGGTCTGCTCATAGGGAGCGGGATCTTCTTTGAAAAGACAGAGACCTGGATAGAGTCAGAGAAGCTCTATGAGGTCCTGTATTCATTTGAACAGGAGGCCTGAAATGGCAAGTAAAAAGAATAAGGTCAAGTACAACCTGAAAAACGTACATTATGCCATCGCAACGATCGCGGAGGATGGGACCGCCACTTTTGCAGACCCGGTTGCATGGCCGGGTGCCGTATCCCTCTCGCTGGATGCACAGGGAGACCAGACGATCTTCTGGGCGGATGGCGTGCAGTACTATGTCACGAATGCAAACAGCGGCTATAACGGAGACTTCGAGTCTGCGATGGTTCCGGAGGACTTCCGCGAGAACGTGCTCGGCGAGATCAAGGATGGAAACGGGGTCCTGGTTGAAGATGCGGATGCCCAGCCCATTCACTTTGCCCTTCTCTTTGAGTTTGACGGCGATGTGAACGAGATCCGTCACGTCATGTACAACTGCACGGCATCGAGACCTTCCGTGGCATCGTCTACGAAGGAGGACTCCATCGAGGTGCAGACCGAGAGTCTGACCATCAATGCCACCAGCATCAAGGACGCGACGCTTGGCAAGAACATCGTCAAGGCAAGATCTGGTGCAGACACCGCAGATGCAACGTATCAGAACTGGTACAGCAAGGTCTACACGCCTGCTGCAGCGAAGGCGACAGGCACCACAACTTCCACAACATCGACTACAACGACAAGCAGCAAGTGATAAGGAGGCATTCATATGTATCAGGAAATATTCCTCCGGCTTACTGATGGGGCGGAGCAGAAGTTCCCGTTTCTCGCAACGGGAACCACAGCATATCGTTATAAGCAGGTGTTCCATCAGGACCTGATGATCCTCTTAAACAAAATGGAGAACAGCGAGGACGACCAGACCGACATGACGGTCGGTGACAAGCTGGCCTTCATCATGAATGCACAGGCAGAGAAGCGGGACATGAATACCCTGAACGAGGACGCCTTCCTCGAATGGGCAGATCAGTTTGACGGAGCCGAGCTCTTTCTTCACATGCAGGAGTTCGTTACGCTCTATCTTGGATCGCGGAGGACAAGTTCGAAACCAAAAAAAGAAGCCGCCCAACGGAGCGGGAAGTAAACACAGCAGTGTTCCTCCTGAGGGCGAAGCAGATGGGACTGACACTGTCTGAGCTGGATGAACTGGATGAGGGGACTGTGATGGATATGATCATTGAGTCCGGGAATGATTTCTGCGACGATGAGTATCGGCAGGTGGCAACGCAAGAGGATTTCGATTCGTTCTGACAAATGCATTCAAAGCGATTGCGAAACGATATACAATATGTTATTATCCTCATAGAAAGAATGTAAGGAGGGTGATCGTATGGCAGCAAGAACGGCGAATGTCATTGCAAGGGTAGAACCTGATGTCAAAGAAAAGGCAGAAAATATCTTAAAAAGTATGGGTATCCCATCCTCTGTAGCGATCAACATGTTCTACAGACAGATCATTACGGACAACGGCCTTCCGTTTCAACCATCAAAGAATGTGCGGGCTCCGAAGGCACTGAGCGAGATGTCTCGTGAGGAGTTCAACGCAAGAATGGCAGAAGGCCTTCGTCAGGCGGATCATGGAGAAGTTTCGTCTGTAGAGGATGTTCGCAAGAGGATTATGGGGGAACTGCATGGACTCCTATAAGGTTAATATTACAAAACAAGCAGAAGAATCAATGCGTGATATTGCCTTGTATATTGCCCGGAATCTTATGAATGTATCGGCGGCAGAGGGACATGTAGAAGCATTCCTGAACGCGATTGAAGAGCTTTCCTACAGAGCAGCAACTGTGAAAACAATTCCGGAGAACCCTTGGGGAGAAATGGGATTTCGCCGGATCAGTGTCAAGAACTATTACATTTACTTCAAAATATATGAAGATAGAAAAGAGGTTTCTGTTCTTGACATCATCTATCAGGGACGAGATCAGCAAAAAGGTTTGAGTGAGGGAGACTACGAAGAAGAAAATCCCGAAACGAATACTTGAGAATAGCTAGAAGCCTATTTTCAGTGGACCAGAACATCACATCTGTGTGGTGCTCTGGTTTTTTTATGCCATGAAGGGTGTGAACAAGGAGATCGAGGCAACTAAGCTTCCACAGATGAAATTCAAAACAGGTCTGAATGGGTTCCTGTTCGAGAAAGAAAGAGGATGAGATCTTCCTCATCAACTCGATAGACAAGAAGCCAATCCGGTTGGATGTGACATTCGCGAAAGCCGATGAAATCACCGGTAAGATTATGATCCCGGTTCTTATCGGGGAGCGGTTCCATCCTGGCTAATTTGTCTACAACATCGTCTAGAAGGTCAAGGTTGTAGCCACGCTTGGAGATCATTTTCAGATCTTTTTTGAAGTGATTGGATAGAACGACATTAAGCATCCTTGTCCTCCAGCACATCCTTCATTGCACTGCGGAACGAAGAGTATCTCTTATATTTCTCAGGATGCGCCTTCATTTCGTAATACTCATTCATAGCAGCGATCGTTTCTGCATTAGGATTTTCTCTGGTGATGGTGAAAGGAATTCCCTGAACACGCAGCGACTGTTTTAAAAATATTGTCACCGCAGTGGAAAGATCCATCCCGAGATCAGAGTAGAGCTCCTGACTTTCTTTCTTCAGATCAGCGTCGAGACTGATATTTGTACTTACTTTTGACATAAATATCACCTCCTTGATAAGAAGAATATAGCACGATTTGCACGATTTATCAACAAACTATGCGCATGACAAGCACTATATATAAAGAGGAGGTGATGAGCTATGGCAGACCGCATTAAAGGAATCACAATCGAGCTGGACGGCGATACGACCAAGCTCTCCAATGCCCTGAAAGGCGTGAACAAGGAAATCCGGGATACCCAGAGTAACCTGAAGGATGTGAACAAGCTCCTGAAGATGGATCCGGGAAACGCGGATCTGCTTGCGCAGAAGCAGAAGTACCTGACCGAAGCGATCGATGCGACCAAGAAGAAGCTTTCCGAGGAGAAGGAAGCCCTCGCCCAGCTAAAGGCTGGTCCTCAGACTGAGGAGACGCGAAAACAGCAGGAAGCACTGACCCGGGAGATCGAGGCGACCAAGCAGTCGCTGGAAGGACTCGAGGACGAGTATAAGAAGTTTGGCTCTGTTGCAGGACAAGAACTTCAGGTCGCCGGGGACAAGATGAAGGAAGTCGGCGGGAAGATCAGTGATGTCGGTGAAGGACTTACCAAAGGCATCACGATTCCTGTTGCGGCGGTTGGTGCCGCCTCGGTTGCCGCTTGGAAGGAAGTCGATGAAGCGCTCGATACCGTGACGCAGAAGACAGGCGCAAGCGGTGCAGCCCTTGAGGACATGCAGAAGCGTGCCAAGTCAATCGCGGAGACGATTCCCACAGACTTTCAGACTGCCGGAGATGCCGTCGGTGAGGTGAACACGAGGTTTGGTTTGACGGGGGATGCCTTGGAGGATCTCTCTAAGAAGTTCGTAGAGTTTGCATCGCTCAACAGTACAGACGTCAGTACTTCCGTTGATAACGTCTCTTCCGTCCTCAATGCCTTCGGGCAGTCGTCCGATGATGCCGGGAACCTCCTCGATGCTTTGAATCAGGTCGGACAGGCAACCGGTGTGTCGATGGATACGCTCTCGCAGGATCTTTCCAAGAATGCCGCACAGTTCCAGGCGATGGGTCTTTCTGCCGAGCAGGCGGCTGGATTCATGGGCGCGGTGGAGATGTCCGGTCTTGATACTTCGACGATGCTGACCGGCCTTACTAAGGCCCAGAAGACCGCAACTAAGAACGGACAGTCTCTTAGTGATGCACTGAAGGATTTCTCCAAAACCATGAACAGCAATGCCTCTGATACCGAGAAGCTGCAGGCGGCCTACGACCTCTTTGGCTCCCGTGCCGGTGGTGCGATCTACAACGCGGTGCAGAGCGGGAAACTCTCCTTAAGTGACCTCTCTACCACGCTGGGGGATTACGCGGGGTCCGTGGAGAGTACGTTCAACGAGACCCTCGATCCTCTCGACCAGATGACGGTTGTGATGAACAACTTAAAAGACCTCGGCGCGGAGATCGTAGATGCGTCTGCGCCAATGATCACGGAAGCGATGACCCAGATCAAAGATGTGGTGACGGCTCTCAAAAGTGCGTGGGATGGTCTGTCCCCGGGAATGCAGGAGGCGATCGTCAAGGCAGCACTCATCGCCGCAGCTGTCGGCCCAGTCGTCGTTGGCGTCGGCAAGGTTGTCACCGCTGTGGGTTCCGTCACAAGTGTGGTCGGAAAGCTGGTTGGATTTCTTTCCACAACGGCAATCCCGGCGATCACAGCAGTTTCCGTTCCGATTCTTCCGATCATTGGAATCATCGCTGCGGTCGTGGCTGCTGTAGTCGCGGTGATTGAGATCGTAAAGCATTGGGGAGAAATCTCCGAGTGGTTTGGTGGTGTCTGGTCTACCGTCTGTGAAGGCGTGAAGGATGTCGGCGCGACACTTGGCGACTTCTTCTCTGGATTATGGAACGGTATTCAGTCTGTAACGGAGACTGTGTGGAATGGCATCAGCAGCTTCTTCACAGGACTCTGGGAAGGGATCAGCACGACAGCTACCACGGTCTTTACTGGCATTTCGGATTTCCTCGGAAATACCTGGTCGACGATTAGCTCTACAGCATCGACGGTATGGGGCGGTATTACATCCACTCTATCTGGTGTGTGGGACGGGATCAAGACGACAGCAGGTACGACCTTTGATAACGTCAAAACCACAATCAGTACCGCGTGGGACACCGTAAAGACGAACACCGGGAATGCATGGGATGCGATTCAGTCGTCCATCGATCAGCACGGCGGCGGGATCAAGGGCATCATCGGAACTGCTGTGGATGCTTACAAGTCGATCTGGGAGGCGGGCTTTACTACCATCAACAATCTCACAGGCGGCAAGCTTGGCGATGCGCTTTCTGCCGCACAGGGGAAACTTGGAGCAATAAGGAATGCTTTCTCCTCCATGATCGAAAATGCCAAGAGCATTGTAAGCGGTGGCCTGAGCAGAATCAGCGGATTCTTCTCCGGCTGCCATCTGGAGCTTCCGCATATCAAGCTCCCGCACTTTTCGATCAGTGGAAGACTATCCATTGATCCGCCGTCTGTTCCTCATCTGTCGGTCAGCTGGTACCGGAAGGCGATGGATGATGCCTATCTCTTAAACAGCCCTACGATCTTCGGCGCAGCAGGTGGAAGACTCCTTGGAGGCGGCGAAGCCGGGCAGGAAGCTGTGGTTGGAACAGATAAACTGGCAGAGATTGTACAGGGAGCACTTGCCGGTGTATCCGGCGGTGACATCATTATCCCTGTCTACATCGGACAGGAGCGGATTGATGAGATCGTCGTCCGGGCAACCCAGCGGAGCAACTATCGGTCAGGAGGTCGATGATGCATGTTAAGTGATTACCCCATCTACTTTGATGACGTAAAGCTCTTCACACCGGAAAGCTGGGAGGAGAGCTACGCTGTCGTTGAGAGTACCAATCAAACCGAGGCAGGAACGGATCAGGTCATTGTCACCAGGTATGACAAGCTGTCCGTCTCTGCCTCTTTTCCGTGTTCGAGCCGGTGGGCAGCGACCTTTGCCACGTTCCGGGATAAGGATTCGATACAGGTAAAGCTCTATGATCTGAAGACGCAGGGCTACAAGACAAGAACCATGCGGATGCGGAACTTCAAAACCGGACCGGAGAAGCATTCAGAGAAGACGAGAGGAACGAATGGACTCTACACCGTAAGCTTCGATCTGGAAGAGTTCTAAGAAAGGAGGCGCTTCATGTACGCTGTAAGTGAACAATACAAGGCCGCCATGAAGCAGCCGGTACAAAGCTTTCGTATGAAGGGAACGATTGGAGCAGTTCCTTTTTGGGATGAAAACATCCTCTCTGGGTCTTTTTCGATTACGAATCAGTGCTCGGATGAAACAAACGTGGGGATCGGACAGGTTTATATCGGGCAGTTAAAGGCAACTTTTAATGGCCTTCATTTAGAGAAGAGAACACTTCTCGGAAAACCGATAACTCCAGTCTGTGGGCTAAAACTTGCGGACGAAAGCTACGAGGACGTGCCGCTTGGTGTGTTTTACATTGCCGAAGCAAACTGGACCTTGTCGGGAGTTGAAATCACAGCCTATGACGGAATGGGCCTGTTTGATAAGACGGTTTCACTATCATCTTCACAGGGCACCATTTATGATTTTCTGCACCTGGCGTGTAACGCCTGCGGTGTGTTGATGGCGCAGAGCAAGACAGATCTTCAGTTATTCCCAAACGGCAAAGAGAATCTTGCCGTGTATGAGGACAACGACATAGAAACCTGGCGGGATCTGGTGAGCTGGACCGCTCAGGCAGCGGGTTCCTTTGCCACAATGGATCGAGAGGGAAAGCTTATCCTTCGACGGTACACAAAGGAACCGGTGGATACGATCGATTCCAGGCATCGCTATACTGGAGCGAAGTTCTCAGATTTTGAGACTCGCTACACGGGCGTCTCAAGAGTGGATATCTCAACACAGACAACGAAATACTACTGTCTTGATGCGGATGATGGCTTAACCTACAACCTCGGCGCAAACCCTCTGCTCCAGTATGGCGTTTCCGATACGCTTGAGCAGCAGACCAGGGCTGTCCTTAGTGCGCTTTCTGCAATTGATTACGTGCCAATGGAAGTGTCCATGATCGGTAACCCAGCCTATGATCTTGGAGACGTACTGGTATTTTCTGATGGGATTGCAGATGGAGACAAGCTCTACTGCATCACAAAGTACGACTGGACATATGGCGGTGAGTACAAGGTAAAAGGTGTCGGTCAGAACCCGGCACTTGCAAGCGCCAGAAGCAAGGTGGATAAGAACCTCGCGGGGCTTATGAACCGGGTCGATGGAGATGCAGTCCACTATTACGATTACCAGAATGCACAGGACATCCACATCGGGG